CATCCATCCAGAAATTTCAATAAAGGCTTATCTAAGTTGCACCGCATAATATGCGAAACATCAGAGAGTCAACCCCTTCATGAAACCTTGTTAGAAGGTGAAGCCGTTTCCAACGGCAGTAAACCATATTCTTTGGATAAAAGATCCTTATCGAAACGGAAAGATTGGCTCAGAGCATATGCTCCTAGCTTTTCAGACCCTCACGAAAGGAAGTTAATATCGCCAGAAAATGGTTCCGTTATTGTGCTTAACTTTAATTTTCCAGGTATCCTTATTACTCTATAGAGTGAAAACAAGGAAGACCAGAATCTTATAGTAAAAGCATCTCCACTCATGATAGCTCTTCGATCTCCTAAAGGAATAATCCTTGGGAGTCTGGAACGACTCAATCGTGGTAACGGAAGATCAGGCTCTAAATCCCGTAAGGAATTTATCCGATCTTTACTTATTGCTTTTTGGAGTGCTAAAAGCGAAGCTTTTAGATATTTCACAACAAGCTCTGATCCGTGATGCTTTTGCATACGGAAAAGAAACTTAGTGAAATTGATAAGAAGGTTAAGCCTCTTAGTACTCTTCACTGGTGCCGAAGAACAGGCGAGAATTACTCTCCGTCCTATTCTAGACACTAGTGCTGGTAATTCGAAAGAATTACCTAGCGAGACCATCGGTTCGTTTTTCACACCGTCTCTAAAAGATTTTGTAAGTGAAAAGAAATAATTATTTTTCATTTTATATAAATTTAAAGAGAGGTGGGTCATTTCACCCACCAAAGGCTCTTAAAGACCAATCTGTCTTAAAAGAGTCCTGGTAGCGGAAGAAAAGGACCTGAAAAGCGATCCGACCTCGCTGTTCACTCGAAAGTGGACGACAGGCCAAGGAGTCGCTAGAAGCTCCTATGGAAAAGGGAGTGCATTTACAGTGCAAACCCTAAACCATAGTAGACAATAGTCTCCTCGGACTACCACCAGCGTTAGTCGGTTACCCATTTTAGCATAAGCTTAGATGGACCCAACTGCCACGGTAGTTGTCTTCGGAAAGGAATTTCCAAAGATACCAAAAACTGGTATCCTGTAGTCTTCCAGACTATAGGAAACCTTTTATTCAAAGGTTTTCTTGTGTGTCTTACGCACAAGAGTTTCCTCGGAG